GGGGGGCCGCAGAGGTCGGCGACCGCATCAGATCCACCGCATGGGAGGAGGTCACGGACGATGAGTGACATCGCGCAGGCGGGCCTCCTCCTCGTGCCGCACATCGACAAGCTCGAGGAGACGATCAAGAGGTCGCTCGGGGCGTCGGCGGGCGCCGCCGGGGCCTCGGGCGAGGGCCTGGGCAGGCGCGCGGCGTCGGGCTTCGGGCGCGGGCTCGCCTCGTCGGGCGCGGCGATCGGCGCGTTCTCGGCCATCACCAGCAAGGCTATGCAGGTCGTCGGCGGCAGCATCTCGTCCGCCGTCTCGCGCTTCGACACGCTCAACAACTTCCCGCGCACCATGACGCAGATGGGCTACAGCGCCGCCGAGGCGCAGTCCTCCATCCAGCTCATGAGCGACAGGCTCCAGACCATGCCGACGCGCCTCGACGACATGGCGACGAGCGTCAAGGGCCTGTCCGTCATCACGCGCGACCTGGGCAAGGCCACCAAGGCGGGCCTCGCTTTGAATGACATGCTCATCGCGTCCGGCAGCAACCAGCAGCTCGTCACGTCGGCGATGGAGCAGTTCCGCCAGATCCTGTCCAAGGGCAAGCCCGAGATGCAGGACTGGCGCTCGATCATGATGGCGATGCCGGGCCAGATGGACCAGCTCGCCAAGTCCATGCTCGGGCCGACCGCCAGCGCGAACGACCTGTACGCGGCGCTCGGCGGCGGCGAGAACGAGGCCACCATATCGATGGACCAGCTCCTCGACGCCGTGATCAGGCTCGACGAGCAGGGCGGGGAGGGCTTCTCCTCCTTCCGCGAGCAGGCCGAGACGGCGGCGGGCGGCGTGTCCACCTCCGCGTCGAACATGATGAACGCCGTGGTCAAGGGCGTGGCCGGCACGATGGACGCCATCGGCTCGCAGAACATCACCGGCGTCATGAACGACATCAAGTCGGGCATCAACGAGGCGTTCAAGGGCGTCAACTCGTTCGTGAAGTCGGCGATGCCGGGCGTCAAGGGCCTGTACGACAGCCTGAAGCCGGTCGCCCCGCAGATCGCGACCACCGCGACCGCGTTCCTCGCGTTCAGCGGCGTCGGCGGGGCGATAAGCGACGCCGTGGGCCGCGTGCGTGAGCTGGGGGCGTCCGCGTCCGCGCTCGGCAAGGCGAACGCGCTGCTCGGAACCTCCTTCACCCCGGTGGGCCTGGGCATCGCGGCGGTGTCCGCCGTGCTCGCCGTCGGCGTGACGGCCTTCCTCGACTACCAGCGCAGGCAGGAGAACCTCACCAAGGCGACGCAGGGCCTGAGCGACGTCGTCTCCGACACGTCGGCGCTCCAGGGCTACAGCAAGACGATCGACGGGGTGGGGGAGAAGTCAACCCTCGCCGCCATGGGCGTTGACGAGCTCGCCGAATCGACCGCCAAGCACATCGACACGATGCGCGAGAACACGGCCAAGGCCGAGGAGCAGATCGCGCAGCTCAACACCGCGCAGGGGATCATCTCCACCTACGCGGGGCAGTCCGACCTCTCCGCCGAGGCCCAGGGCAAGCTCAAGTGGGCCCTCCAGCTCGTGAACGACCAGCTGGGGCTTAACATCACCTCCCAGGACGTCCAGAACGGCCAGTACACGGACGCCGACGGCAACGTGCAGAACCTCGTCCAATCACTCGGGAGCCTCATCGAGGCCAAGAAGGAGGAGGCGCGGGTCACCGCGATCACCGACAACCTCACCGAGGCGTACAAGGTGAAATCCGACGCGGCGAAGACGCTTGCGGCGGCTCAGAATGATTACAACGACCGGATCGACTGGCTCGTCGAAAACGGCGTCTACTACACCAAGGAGGCGGCGAGGCAGGTGGAGGCCGACAAGGAGAAGGCGAAGGCGCTGCAAAGCGCCACCGAGCAGTACGACAAGGCCGTCGAGGCGGCTGGCAACCTGGAGCAGCAGCTCGGCGACGTCGCTGCGGCGGCGTCAGACAGCGCGGACGCCTTCGACGCCTGGGGCGCGAGCGCGGACGAGTCGTTCGCCCGCATGCTCGACGGCAAGGGCGGGATCGACGCTCTCAAAGAGGACCTCCGCTCGCTCGGCGCGTCCACCGAGGACCTGGGCAAGCTGTCACGCGATCAGCTCTTCGAGCTGGCGCGGCGCTACGACGGCACGGCGTCATCCATCACGTCGACGCTCAGGGACATGGGCGTGAGCATGGGCCAGACGGAGGAGAGCGCTTCCGCGCTGTCCGACGCGCTGGCGGCCATGGGCGACGAGGTGGGCACCGCGCTCAGCGGGTCGGGCGTGGACGTCTCGGAGTTCTCGCAGAGGCTCGCCGAGGCCGGCGTGACGGCGGAGCGGCTGAACCAGATAGGCTCCGAGAACCTGGCGGCCCTCGCCGAGTCCTGCGGCGGCAGCATCGACCAGATGCTTTTCTTCATCCAGCACTACAACGACACGCCGATCCTCGACAAGGACGGCAACGTGCAGGTGGACGACGCGTCGCTCATCGACGCCCAGGGCAACGTGTGGACGTGGAACGGCTCGACGATCGTGGACAAGGACGGCAACGCCATCGTCGAGGACCAGTCCCTCGTGGACGCCCAGGGCAACGTCTGGACGTGGAACGGGACGAACCTCCAGGTCAAGACAAGCTCGGGCACCGTGTACGACTACATGGACCACGGCATCAAGCAGCGCGACGAGTGGAACCGAGAGGGGCTCTCCGACCACAAGGGGTCGGGGACCATCAACATCTTCGAGAACATCACGCGGACCATCAGCGAGGTCTTCGGGTCCAAGAACGCCAAGGGCGGCATCAGGCTCCACGCGGACGGCGGCATAAAGCGCCGGTACCACGCGGGCGGGGCCATCGCGACGCGGGCCGTCCCCCTCGACATCGTGGGCGAGGACGGTGCCGAGGCCATCGTGCCCCTCACGAACCGTAAGTACAGCCAGCCGTTCGCGGAGGTCATCGCGGAGCAGATCGACAAGGGGCCCGACGCGGCCTCGCGCGAGCTGCTGCGCGCCGTCATGACCCTTCACAACGACCTGAACGCCATCCTCGGGGCCATCCCCGAGGGCATGACGTGGCGCGACCGGGTCCGGCTCATCAACAAGGCGGTGGGTGCCAGTGCGTGACGCGGTGTACATCTCGGGCGACGGGGCCGAGCACCAGCTCGACGACCCGTCGATCGCGCTCATCGGGACCGGGGACGCCGTCCGCGGCTGGTCCTGGTCCTACTCGGTCGGGGCCGACGACCTGGAGTCCGTCCACCGCGCGCCCTACGAGGCGTCCCTGTCGGTGACCATGGCGGACCGCGCCGCAGCCGACGCGCTGCTCGCGGCCCTCGACGCGGACCTGTCCGGGAAGCCGGGCGTCATACGGGTGGGCGGCACGTGGTCGCAGCGCGTGCGCGCGCCCAAGGGCGAGGTCTCCGCCGTCCACCTCGACGGGTCCGCGACGGTGGACGTGACCGTGGTCCTGCTCGACGGGGCGTGGTGGCGCATCGAGTCGCAGGAGCTCCTGCCGAAGTCGATAGCGCCCGACCCCGACCTCAACCTGCCGGCCGACATGCCGTACGACCTGGGGGCCACGCAGAGGGCCGCGAGCGTCGAGGTGCCGGGCCCGCACCCGTGCCCCGTGCGGCTGACCGTGTGGGGCCAGGCCGTGCGCCCACGCGTGACCATCGGCGGCAACGTCTACGCCTTCGACGTGACGGTGCCCACGGGGTCGCGGCTCGTGGCCGACGCCATGTCGGCGCGCAAGACGATCAAGCTCATATCGGAATACGGCGACGAGGTGGACGCCTTCTCATCCGGCGTGCGCTCCACCGGGGCGGGGAGCGGCAGCTACTGCTTCGAGCCGCTGCCGCCGGGCCTCCTCGACGTGTCGTACGACGGCACCTTCGGCGTGACCTTGGAGTACCTCGTGACGAAGGGGGGCCTGCCGTGATAGCGACCAGGCGCGAGATCGTCGTCTCCTCCCCCACGGGGGAGCCTATCGCGGCCACGACCTCGTACGCCCTGGACCTGTCGTTCGGCGACACGGGAAACAACTTCGAGCTTGTGGCGCCCGGCCTCCCAATCGAGCGCGGGTGCATCGTGTCGATCGACGGCACGGACGCCATCGGCGTGGTTGACTCGGCCGAGATCGCGTCGGAGGCGGGCGAGACCGCAATCACGTGGTCCGGCCGCACGTGGACGGGCGTCCTGCTCGGGCGCGTGCTCGTGCCGGACGCGGGGAGGGACTACATCGACGTGGCGGGGGAGGCGAACGCCGTCCTAGCCCAGCTCGTGGCCCGCATGGGTCTGTCGGGCCTCTTCGAGGTCCCCGCGACCGACAGCGGCGTGCGCGTGCAGCACCGGTTCGAGCGCTTCACGGATGGGTACACCGGCCTGCGCCGCATGCTCGCGGCCTCGTCGGCCAAGCTCGCGGCGCGGCGCGTGGACGGGTCCACCCTGCTCTGGGCGGAGCCCGCGCGGTCGGTCGGCGACGCGGTGGACTCGGACCTCATCGACTTCACCGCCAAGCGCGACTGGCGCCCGGTGAACCACCTGGTCTGCGCGGGCACGGGCGAGCTCTCGTCCCGCGCCGTGGTCCACCTCTACGCGGACGCCTCGGGCGCGGTCTCGCGCACGCAGGCGCTCTTCGGGGTGGACGAGGTGGCGGAGCTCTACGACTACAGCAACGCCGACGAGGCGAAGCTCGTCGAGGACGGCACCAAGAAGCTCAAGGGCTACCAGACCGGAGGCTCGGTCGAGGTGGAGGTCCGCGACGGCCTCACGCTCGACGTGGGCGACACCGTGACCGGGTCCGTGCGCGGCGGCGGCGTGGCCGACTCCACCGTGACGTCCACCGTGGTCAAGAAGGTCGTCAAGGCGACGGCGGGCCTCGTCTCCACCTCCTACGAGGTGGGCAACCCCAAGACGTCGGCCTCCGGCGGCATATCGGGCCGCGCCGAGTCGTCGGGCGGCGGCGCGTCGTACACGGCGGGTGAGGGCATCCGCATATCGGGCGGCTCTATCAGCGCCGAGGTGACGGCGGCATCGCTGTATGCCGTGGCAGGTGACGCGAGGTCGGCCCGCACGGACGCCTCCAACGCCCTCGCGGCTGCCGGAGGGGCCGAGGCCAAGGCGGCTGCCGCGCAGAAGGCGGCTGGCGCGGCGCAGGCCACCGCTGACACCAGGCTCGCCCCCGGCGGCGTGACCGCCGACCTCCCCCTGAAGGCGGAGGCGGACGGCGTCACGGTCAAGGTGTCGCACGGTAAGGTGTCGGAAGACCCCGACCAGATAAGCGCTGTCTTCGGCCCCACGGATGACTTCACCCTGAGGTGGGGCGGGTCGGTGACGGTGCCGAGACTGGCCGTGGACGCCTGCGGGCACATCATGATCGGCCGCGATGCCACGGTGACGCTGCCCTCGTCGACGGCGACACCAAGCGCCACAGGACTCATGTCGGCGTCCGACAAGGCCAAGCTCGACGGCGTGGCCACCGGCGCGAACCGCTACACGCACCCCTCGTACACGTCCCGCGCAACCGGGCTGTACAAGATCGCCGTCGACTCGCAGGGTCACGTGTCCTCAGGCGCCGCTGTCGCGAAATCGGACATCACCGCCCTGGGCATCCCGTCGAGCGACACGACGTACGCGGCGGCTACCACCAGCTCATCAGGGCTCATGAGCGCGGCGGACAAATCCAAGCTCAACAGCATCGCGTACGGGGCGAACTACTACGCGCTCCCCACGGCGTCGGCGTCGACGCTCGGCGGCGTGAAGGTGGACGGCACGACCATCGTCGTCTCGAACGGCGTCATATCCGCCGTCGGCGGCACGTCCGGCTCATCTCCGCTCGACGCGTGGCCCGTCGGCTCCATCTACCAATCGACAAGGGCGGCGAACCCGTCCACCTACCTAGGGGGGACGTGGGCCTCCAGGCCCTCGCTCGGCCCGTACACATGGGAAAGGACGGCCTGATGAAGACATCTGGCGACCAGTTCACGTGCGACAGGTGCGGGAGGACGGCCTTCCTCACCGCGTCCGACGTGAACCGCAGCGCGTGGCACGACGTGGAGCGGCAGTCCACGCAGGGGCGCACGTCTCGCCTGTACTGCGAGGCGTGCTACGCGGACTACAAGCAGCTGCTCAGCAAGCAGGACATCGACTTCACGGCCTTCGAGGCCGAGGGCAGGAAGGCGGGTGACTCCGAGTGACGGTGGAGTGCATCGACGGGCGCTCGGGCGCGCCCCACATCGACGGGGCCGACAAGGGGCGTCTCCACGCGGGCATCGCGGGTGAGAGGTCCGGCGTAATGCAGGTGGGCAAGCGCCTGGCAGCGACGCAGGACAGCGCCAACAAGGTGACCGTCGCCGTGGGTGATGCGCTCATCCACGGCCGCCAGTGCTCGGTGACGGCCCCCGAGCAGGTGACCATCACGTCCGGCACGCAGGGCCAGAGGCGCAACGACCTGATCTGCCTGCATTACATGCGGCGGGCCAGCGGATCGGATTACATCGACTCGGCGGAACTCGCCGTGCTGAGGGGGACGCCAACCACCGGGACCCCTGCGGACCCGACCACGCCGGTAGGCAACGTCCTCGACGGGGCCTCAGACGACTGGCTGCCACTCTACCGCGTGAGCCTGGACGGCGTCACGGCGGCGAAGCCGGTGCAGGTCTTCGACCTCCTGCCGACGCTCCAGAGCGTCTGGGATTCCATATCCCGGATGCCGAGGGTAATCACGGGGTCCAAGTCCTTCCAGTGGGTGTGGGGAGGCAACCTTGGCGATTTGTTCTCGGACTCCCAGTTCAAGGCCATCGCGGGCCGGTCCTTCGACAACGACCGCGACGTCGTGACCGTGCAGAACGGCGACTGGGCCTCCAACAGCATCCCGACGGTCGGCACCGTCTACCAGCAGTCAGATAAGAAGGTCTACGTGGCCTACATGTCGGCCCCGAGGAAAAACAGCTGGGTGCGCGTCTGCTACGCCATCGTGCTGGGGGCCTAGCCCGCCCCGTCATCGGGGCGCGGCCTCACGACGCGTAGTATCTGCACACGGCCTTGACTTGAAGCCCCTTCCGCCCGCCCGAGATGTACTCCTTTACCATCACGCGCCCGTCGGGCATGACGGCCACCCACCCGGCCATCGGGTAGTCGGCCCCGTCGAAGAAGGCGCAGGCGATGTCCAGCTCCACAGGCGGCCTCCACCCAGCGGGGACTGTAGCGAGAAGCTGGCCAAGCCACACCGCCTGGCCGCTCGCGACGTTTAGGGTGAGCTGGACGTCGCCGCCGCTCCTCTCGATGGAGCACCCCCTGTCGGTGATGCCGGACGGGGTGGACACCTCTCCGGCCCTCCGGGATATGGAATCCCGTCACACCCTCGTGGCCGCCTCGTACCGCGCCGCCGCCCTCGCGGCCACGGGCCTGAGGTCGGTGACGTAGCGCCTGACGCACATGTCGACCGACGAGTGCCCGAGCGCCACCGCCACGTCCTCTATGGCCGCGCCGGCGGCAACCGCGATCGTGGCCCACGAGTGCCTGAGTGCCGACAGCGGCACCCACGGCAGGCCGCGCGCGGCGCAGTGCCGCTTGAAGGCTGCCGCCGCACGGTGCGGTGGCATGGCGCAGAGCCTGCCGGACCGCCTGCGGCCCCGCACGGCCCTGAGCCTCGCGAGCGCCCATGACGGCAGCCTGACCCACCGGTCCGAGAGCCGCGTCTTCGGCGGGCACTCGACCTCGCCCCCACCCACCCAGTGGACCCCGCGCCGCACGTGCACCCAGCCCGTGCGCCAGTCCACGTCCTCGACGCGCACGGCGCACGCCTCGCACCTGCGGAGCCCGAGCGCGGCCCCGAGCACGACCGCCGCCTCGAAGGGCTCCCCCTCGACGCCGGCGGCCGTCTCTCGCTCCTCGGGCGCCGTGAGGACCGCCCGCTCCACCGGGGCGGGGGAGGGGAGCTCGATGCCCTGGGTCACGTCCCAGACGCGCATCTGGCGCCGCTTGAGCGTCCACCGGTACAGCTGCCGGAAGGTCTTGAAGGCCTTCAGCGCGGCCCCCGGCGTCGGTATGGAGTCCACCCAGGCCTGCACGGCCTCGAAGGTCACCTCGGCGACGTCGAGCGCCCCCAGCGCGGGCAGCACGTGCCGCCTGATCGCGCTCTCGTAGCCCTCCACCGTGTGCGGGCGCAGGCGCGCCCTCCGGTCCTCCAGGTACGCCCCAGCCGCCTCGCTCACGAGCATCTCGGTCTCCCCTCCGCATAGCGCCGCATGACGCGCAGAGCCTACCACCCCTGAGAGGAGGTGATGCGATGGCCTACATCGAAGTCGGGGCCGCCGTCGCCCTGGGGGGTCTGATCGTGGCCGTCTTCAACGCCGTCTACACGCGGCAGCGCGACGCGCGGATGGACGGGAGCGTCCACGCGACGAGCGACGGCGAGCGCGACGCCGCCATCCGCGCGCTCAGCATTCAGATGTCCATGCAGACGGACATGATGCGCGAGGTGCGCGACACGACCCGCGACATGAGCAAGCAGCTCGGCAGCCACACGGAGCAGCTGGCGAGGCACGGCGCGCAGCTCGCCGAGCACGACCGCCGCCTCTCCGCCATGGAGCGGAGGTGCGATGAGCGGCACCCGGCGCACTCCGCAGGCGGCACCGATTGACCACAAGCGAAAGGACAGATGAATGAACGACTACGGCGCATGGCTGAAAGCGGCCCTCGTGCGCGCGGTGAAGACCGGCGCGCAGACCCTCGCGTCCCTGATCGGCACGGGCGCGGTCGGCATCCTCGACCTCGACTGGGCGCAGATGGCGGGCGTCACGGCGACCGCCGTGGTGCTCAGCCTCCTCACGAGCGTGGCGGGCGTCCCCGAGGTGGGGGACGGCGCGAGCCCGCTCACGAAGGGCGGCGAGTGACGTGGACGAGCTGACCGACGAGATGAAGGCGCTCATCATGGCCCAGGACGCCGCCGACGAGCCCGACGCCGTGGAGCCGGAGGGCGGTGAGGCCGATGGCGACCGCTAGCGACCTCGTCAGCACCGCCGCCGCCGAG